ACATAGACCGTTGATTCATATCAGACATATTTGTATTTAGCACTACTATGTATCACATGTTATCAATTGTTCGTCCATAAGTAAACATCCACAGATTATCTCATGTGGTGTCACTCTGTGTGTTTCAAGTTTATAGAAAATATAAAAATACCTATGGATCATAATAAAATATTTATTTTTAAAATAATCAGATACTACATTGATAGATATGACTCAAAATGATTTACTGGAAAAAATAGTAAATCACTTTTGAATTTTTTTACCAATGTTGTATTTCTGGACACCTCTTAATAAATATTGATGCTCCAGTGGATCACTCGGTTTTTCAAGGGAAAATATAAAAACTGACTATTCGCACATATTGTATGGATATTGATCAATATAACCATACATCTTATTATCGCACGGTAACAACATTTGTGGACACAAATCTTAAATGTATTAAATTAAGAAAAATTGATTATAATTCAGCTAAATCTTTCTTTTATTCATTTCAAAATTAAACAAGATGGTTTGCATATGGTATCTTTTATGGATAGTTATGTCAATTCTATTTTCGATGATATTATCATTCGGTCTACTCAAAATAATTGAATATGAAGGTAACAAATGAATTTGTCAAATTAAGGTTTCAATTTACGGAACAGTGTCTCAATTTATGAAACAGTATAATGGTCTCTGAAATTAAATTACACAAACATAATTCTATATAAATAGAAATCTGTAATATGATTATAAAATGTTGTGGTTAATCTACGGAAGTAAAGGATGGATTGGTGGGCAAATCAAAGAAATACTTAAACAACAAGGAGAAATTACACGTGATGGAATATCACGTGCTGATAATTATCTTGAGACACTCAATGAAATCCAAAATGTTAAACCTGATCGTATCATATGTACACTTGGACGAACAAGTGGTAAAGATTGTCCAAATATTGATTACTTGGAACTACCTGGTAAATTGCCGGAAAATCTGAGGGATAATTTACAAGCTCCAATTAATTTAGCGATAATTGCACAAAACCTAAATATTCACTTGACATACATAGGTACCGGTTGTATATTTTCCTATAACAACGAACATCCCATCAATAGTTCAATTGGTTTTACTGAAAGTGATGCACCAAATTTCACAGGATCACATTACTCATCAGTCAAGGGGATTACTGATCAGTTGATTTGTCACTTTGAAAATGTATTGAATTGTCGCATCAGAATGCCGATAAGTGACCAAATCAATCCTCGTAATTTTATTACAAAAATTGCCCATTATAAAAAGATCATTTCAATTCCTAACTCTATGACAGTTTTACCAGAATTATTACCTATTATGATTGATATGGCAAAAAACAAGAAAATCGGGTCAGTCAACTTCACCAATCCAGGTGCAATTTCTCACCAAGAAATTCTGGATATGTATAAACAATATGTTGATCCTGCATTTGAATATGAGATTATGCCCTTGGAAGATTTGCCAAAATATACCACTGCACAGAGATCTAATAACTACTTGGATACGACAGTATTGACTAATTTATACACAGTTACACCAATCAAAGAGGCTATCCGTCAAATATTGATAAATATGGCAAAAAGAATGACGTAAATATTATTGGTAACAACTAGGAAAATTTCCTAGACCACATTTTTTACATATATATTCAGTATGTTCACTACACACATATTGATCAATAATCCATTCATGTTCGCAAGTATGAAAAAGTTTAGTTTCAGTTGCATGCAAATCTTTCTTGAGTCGTTCAATTTCCACGTAGAGTAATGCGATTTTTTGATGAAGATTATGCGTTTGTTCAATGAGTTCCTGACTTGACATGGATGAATAAATGAATAAATTATTATTCACGGAATATTGCATGATCAAATTTTATCGTGAATTAAATCAGTAAATAATCCGATTGTTATGTCATTTTCACTAATCATTTCATCAATCTGTCGTTTGATTTTAGTCAAATTGTTGTTAATTTTATTAATTTCTTCAGTTATTGATTTATTCTCGCCTCCAAATTGAGATCTCAATAAGTGACTTATACCGCAGCGTGTTTCCAATAAACAATGTTTGAGTTGTTTGCTTTGGTGTAAATTCTTATATGACTCAAGTTCTAGTTCAGTTTTCTCTAAATTGAGCAATAACAAAATAAATTTTTTTCTCATTCCGTCAGGTAGATGTTGCCTCAGTAAATTTATGTCTTGCTGGATGTATTCTAATTGTTGGATTTTATTTGTGAACATGACAAAATATATAGTTATATATATATATTAAGATTAAATGGCAGAAAAAAACAAGAAAAGTGCTGAAATTTTGCAAAGATTGCGTACAACCAAAGAAAACTTAGGCACATTAAATCAATTATTGACTGAAGCTCTAAAGAAATTAGAGGATGTAACAAGTAAGATATCAGATGAAACCAGATATTTACCGGCGGATATTGTCCAGAAAAATTGGATTAAACGTGAGGAAGCTGGTAAATTACTCGAAGCCCAAGCTCTATTGGAAGAGTGTCAAAATGAGATCAACGATATTGATAACGCAACCAAAGAAGTTGAGAAAACATTGGACCCTATTATGACCAAAATTAAATCTAAATAAATCATCTATTAGTTCCAATTTTGATATATATCAAAATTGGTGATAATTTTGGTCATATCTACATTCTTGAAAAAATTTACATCAAGGGGAACCCATGTTCCCCTCTTATCAAAGTTGTTTCAATGTAGATTACATTGAAATGATGGAATTGATGTTGATCAACATCAATTTATACCAATTATTGTCAACACCTGCTTGGTTTAAAATTATGCTTATGCCAGACCGGATAAAAAAGAAAAGAAATTATTTACAAATATATACATTATTTTCTGAGGGAGCATATAACCTATTCGCTATCAGATTCATCTGGATCTCTCAGTTCTATTCTCATATCGTCTAAAACGTCTGAATAAGAATTATATTTGGATTTTTTAACCAAAAAATCAATAATCTCGTCTTTTGTGAATTTATGATCAACATGAGTTGTGCGACAATATAAACATCCCTTGATCAACTTGTTATCTGCCCAACAATGATCGCAAAACACATTACCACATCGTTTGCATCTACAGTAATCAGTGTCAGGAAATGTCTGACTACAATCAATACATATTAGATAATCTACGCCCATTTTGATGTTACCCAATCAAATATATTTGATTGGACAAATCAAATTTATCACCTCCCTACGTTGATTGAAATGTTTTAATAGGTGCAGGAGCCACTGACTCATCAGATGACCACAAATATTCAAGCTAATTACAGTTTTGAGCAAAAGATGTCTCATTACAAGTACCACAAAAAATCAAAAATCTTTGTGATGAACACTTCGGACACTTTTCCATTTATATCTATTATCAATTTATCAGACTACTTAATTGTCATAGGTTAATCTTCGTCGTCATGTCTCACAGTTAAATGATTGGTATTGACACATTGATTACAATACCAATCGCCTTCATATTCATTACCTACATTGTCAATGATAATTCCTTCACCATCTGAAAATATACCACTCTTCTGCCAACAACATGCACAAAACCAATTATGACAATTGTCATACATCAAGCCTTTTTCAGTCCAAACTACTGTATGACAATTAGATGTTTTGCAATGAAATAGTTCATTTTCTTCCACATCACCAAAATCATCTCTTTCTTTCATACATTCTGGATGTTGGCATGACCAATGATAACCACATGGTGTTAAATAAAGTGCAGTCATTTATGTAATATAGTACATATGTGCATCACAAATGTAATCAATTTTTGACAAAGTATCACTCATATTTACATTTATATTAACTCTCAGTTGTGAGGCGACAGATATCTGAGTGAAGCTCCCCATTTTTCGGCTATTTCACAGAAATTTGGCGTTTTCTGGTCACTTGAATGATGAAAACAGACTGGAAATGGAATGATCTCACACCGTCTCAATAGAGAATCAGGAATCTTTGTCACATCATTAACACAGATAATGATATCAAATTCTGGACTGAAAGTCTCTACATCTTGTTGGTAAAGACGTCGGTAACTGATATGATTTTCACACAATAATTCCTTCAACCGTCCCCAATTTTCAGACAAATCTGTGTCTTCTTCGAGAATAACTATTTTTTTGTTAATGAGACAAGTTAAATCCTCGAGGCGATTACTGTGTAAAATAGCTGGGGAAATCGTGATACAATCATTACCCATTAATGTTCTAATAAAATTAAGCAGTGTTGTTTTCCCATTTCCTCCAGTACCTTGGAAGATGAACAATTTTCTATCTCGTGGTGTCCCGTTGACAAGTGTGATCAATCTTTGATATAAATTATCATATTGTTCATTATCTGGTAAAACTTGGCGTAAATAAGTTTTAACTTCTTCGGTATAATCAATTGGATCGGACGTTGTTGACATTTGTATCTCATAATACTCGAGAAACTAATCAGCCAAATCAATTTTTTAAAATTGATTTGGCTGATTGAATTCCATAATTGTGATTAATTCAAATGTATGTCACAACAGAAAGTGTCATTGCGTTATGTGCTTTTTCTCTTATGAATGTATTGGATTATTTCCATAGATACATACCAAGTGCAACAAAAACTTTAATTCAACAGGATCTACACTTGAGTGATTTTCAAACAGGGTTTATTTTCACAATATTTATCGTGTGTTATATGATTGTGAGTCCATTGATCGGTTGGTTTGCTGATAAAAATATATTAAAAGAAAATATCTCTTGGTAGGTAGTATATTATTATGGTCTGTCGCCACTAGCATTACTGGACTATGTAATAATTATTACATTTTTCTGGTTCCACGAATACTTTTTGGTGTGGGTGAAGCTATTTATGGTACACTTAGTTCACCATTACTCAGTGATTTTTATTCCTGCACATAGGAATCTGGTTATGGGGATCTTTAATTCTGCTATTCCAATTGGATGTGCTATTGGATACACTGTGGCAGGTCCGATGTCGCAACACATCGGATGGCGTTTGACGTTTGCCATCTTAGGTGCACCAGGTATCTTATCAATTGCACTATTATTCATCCGTGAACCAAATGTAGGTGAAAAAGATGTGGATTCCCAACCACTTATTAACAGTATTCAAGAGAATAACAAAAGTATTTTTAACAGAACATATGTCATATCTGTATTGGGTTATATTGCAGTTACATTTGGAATGGGAGGATTATCAGATTGGCTGCCCACGTTTTTCGTGCGTTATTATGGGATGTCTGTTGAAACGGCTGGATTAGTCAATGGATGTATTGTTGTTGCAGGTGGTTTACTCGGAGCTCTAATTGGCAGTTTACTCTCAGAATTCATTTAAAATGGGTGAGTGATCCCAGAGTATATTTTTAGTATCAGGTCTTAGTATGGCTATAAGTACTGTACTGGCTGGTTTGGCGTTGTTTTGTTGTCAACAATTGATACTTGTCCTCATTTTGTTCTGGGGTGCTACTTTTTTCGGGTGGTGGTATAATGGTCCCATCAATGGAACTATTCAAAATAGTGTATCATATAAATTGCGATCACGTGCTAACGGTATATGTATTTTATGTATTCATATGTTTGGAGACGCAATCAGTCCATCAATAATAGGTGTGATCTCAGATGCAACCCATAAGAACCTTCGTCTTTCCCTAATTGTTGTTCCAGTTTCTTTCGGTTTGTCGTCAATTATATGGATTATTGGATGGTTAGTGACGCCCACATCTAACAATGTGCGTAGACGTTAATGTTGATTAATTGGTTATAATGATTCTCTTTGGCTCTTTATATATGCAAGCTTTGGGAAAAATTGAATGAATTGTAGAATAATATCTGACAGATCGGTTCCATACGAAACTTCACAACAATGAAGTCAGCAAAGCAACATTTGATAGGATCCGGAACATATGGTAAAGTATTTTTACTTGATAAAAATAAGATACGAAAAGATATGGACATTCTTGATGAATCGAGTGAATTTTTATCCACTACAATCAATGAATGTGCTTTTATATCAACATTTTCCAATGTTCCTTTTATTGCCCATAAAGTATCAGTTACAATTCAAAATAAACAACTGTTTCTTGTTCAGACTAATGCTGGTATTGATTTACATAAATACATCAAAATATCATCATATCGACGACGATTATCATTATTGCCACGATTAATATGCCAATTGTCACGCATACTTATATGGATGAAGAAGGTCAGAGTCGCCCATATGGATATCAAACCTCAAAATTTATGTATTAAAGATGGTCACATGATAACATTAGTCGATTGGGGTTTCGTAACTCCTGTCCATCAATATTCTAATGTGAGTTGTGGTACATATTCATTTGCTGACCCGACATATATATGTTCCGAAAAGAAAGCGACATATGCATATGATATGTTCAGCGTAGGTATGGTACTCGTTTATTATTTGAGTCGTGAATTTATCGATAGGGAAAAATGGGTTAAATTAGGTGAATCTCCATCTCAAGAAGCTGTTTTAGATTTAATGAAAATTTTCAGACATAAAAACTCAATCATTAAGTGTTGTCCGAACGGTGGTAGAATTTTTGATATTATACTCAGAATGTTGGAAATAAATGAACATTTACGTATAAAACCGCTTGAATTATATACACAAAGCATATTCAGTGATTTATGGGCGGACTACCCCATATCTGAAATGGGGGAAATAATAGAATTCCCAGTCATTGATCAGATCATTAATATACAAGATGATATTAACCACAAAATGATGGTCATATTAATTGACTGGTTAATTGACGTCAATACACATTTCCACTTAAAATCATCACTCGGTCATACAATCAAATTAGTTTATCGATTTCTTGGGAAAAAACTAATCACGAGAAAAGAATTACAATTGGTCAGTATATGTTGTCTATATTTGAGTACGATGATTCAACAATCTGACATGATCTCATTGTCAGATTTGATATATATCTCGGATAATGCATATACTGAATGTGAATGTATTGTTATGATACAAATAATACTTCAAACTCTTAATTGGGAAATTTTCCCAATTAAGGGGTGTGCTGAAACATATCTTCGACATAAGTTACAAAAAAAACAGTGGAAAAAATTATACTTGGAGCGAAATGTTATGACAGAATTCGCGTTTTTACCAGAAGACATAAAAATCGGAGTACTCCATCAAAACGGGCTAGATCTTTATAAAATTGAGTAATTTTATAGTTTTAAAGGAATAAATTGACTCTCTTTGAAAGAGAGTGATGTACCATCACTGAATTCAATGATTAGCTGTTTTTTGACATTATAGATAGGATCTCCAAAATATCGATTAGATACTTTAAATAATGTACATCCGCTCATAATTATGGAAATAAATGTATATGTTACATCAATATATGTTCCATCCGCACCATATTTGACGGTTGTGATTAGATGATCTCGATAATTAATTGGACTCTTTGGTAAAATTTCTAATATGATTGTTTTCATTGTCTGTGTTAAATGTGGTAGTTGTACTAATAAACTTGCAAGTTCTGTTTGGCTTAAATAGTGGTAAGATTTATGCAGACCAACTGGTGAATGATGATAAATTTCTTCAACTGAGAAGGTCATGGCAATTTTACTTAGTGGCAATCTTTGTTGTGGAATTTTATTAACAAAAAAAAAGTCTTCATTTGATCCATCATACACATATTTTTCACATTGGTTATATTCAGTTTGACAAATATTTTTCATCGTTTCGACCCGTCTCAACGAGAATCCACCATTACCAACAAATTTGCCTGGACTCCATTGACGAGTCCACGGAGCCCCAATATAATCATATTGAAAGTAAAAATCAGGTATTTGCTTCAAAATCAAAGTATCTGTTTGAAAAATTAACACATACTCAGACTCAATGTATTCCCAAAACTTACTACTGGTAAGTAAAGTGTTGTAGTCATACAGTGACAGATTATCTTTGTGCAAATTAATTAGAGTAACACCACTCCATTGCGCGATAATATCCTTAACAAACATTTCATTTTTATTACCATGAAAAATGTAGAGTGACGCATTAGTACCACCATACACATAGGACATATTGTATAATACACCAGCCAACCATTCATGACATCTTGATTCTACTATTGCGATTGCTAACTTGTTGTTTTTAAGCTGATTCCACACACATTTTTCTTGACTTGGTTGTATAAATGATTTCACAACATTGCCCCACAATTCAGTATTAGAAACCATCACGTAATAATATGGATATAGTCATATGTTTCTATGATATAATTGTTACCAACAATATGGATGTCATCCCAAAGTAAATTTATTATATATAATCATATGTTTATTTATTCATCGTGAGACTCCGGTAGATCATCTTTTGCGGCAGGGGTGGGGGCACTGCTGGAGTTTCCACGGAAACCACCTCTACCACGTCCACCACGGAAACCACCTCTACCACGTCCACGGAAACCACCTCTACCGCGAGGTGCATAGGTGGCCTCTCTCGGAGTTTGGTCCTCACTTGTCTCATCACGTGGCTTACCTCTAATGGGTTTCTGTGCAAGTCTCTCCTTAATAGAGACCCAGGATTCCTTGTCCCAGTTCACAAATACGCCAAACTTATTCTCGGAATGATCTACTTGGTAACGACCAATGTGTGTGAAATAGACGAAAAATGCAGGGCCGTTCTCGTCACTGTGTTCTGAGTCAAGAAACTCTTGAAGACGAGACACAACATCACCTTTGGTTAGGAGGTCCTTGGCATAACAATTGCCGAATTTAATTTCGTCCTTGAATTTAAACTCAAAAACTCTTGCTTCATTTCGCCCATAACCCGCGTATTGCTTAACCTTATCGGGAACCAAACCCTTAATATGGTCAAACAGCTCATCACATCCTTTCTTGCGATTTTCACTAATCTTCGCGTCACGATCTGCGAAAACCTCATCCTTTTCTTGTTTAGCTCCAATATCCTTTGTTTCACGATAAGTTTGTACTAGACGTTTAACATCATTGATTAGACTACTCTTCTGTGACGCCATTTAAATTTCTGTTGTTGCTGTTGTTTGATATTTATTATATTACCAAATATATAAATTATAAGGATTAATAATTTCAATTTTTTTGTTGTATTCAATCACAGTACCACATGACAGGCAAGAGAATATTCACCATCCACAATTAAAATTGACATGGATAAATCGCGTTGATTGAAAATTGATTTCAATTGATAATTAATTATATTAAATAAATCAATTGATATAATTAATAAATGTCCGACGAATTATTTATCGACCGCTTGCGCACATTTTTTTATCCTGATATTTTTGGTGATTTTGAACTTGAGCAAATAAAAGAAATAATTCGAGATATGGTCGATATTGACGATCAAACGAGGATTAACCAGCAATTGGATTTTCTACACCAACATTTGAATATTAATACATTTGTCGAGGAAATATACCGTGACTGTTATTATGATATATATCATAAAGAAACACAATCACGACCTGAGAAAAATCGTCTTAATATTGAAATCACGGGTGCAGGAGACGGGGATGACTGCACCCGTATCAGATACTTTTATGCAAACCCAACAAACAACACAAGAAGTTCAGCAACAGTTGCCCATAAATAATATAGTTGTAACACCTGTGGGAAATCAACTCATACAAGAGCAGGAAATATCACGAAATGCCGTATCATTATCCACTGATACCGCACCAGCGCCGATCATTAATGTACCAACTACTTTTCAAGGTTTAGAAAGGGGTAGATGTCAGTCATTTACCAAATATGGGCGTCAATGTGCCAAATTTGCGACACATGGGCAAAAATACTGTGCACAACATAATAGGGACATTTCACGAGGCACAAATTCAATTCCTCCAGATACACACAGAGTATTAACTGCGATTCAGGACGAAATTATTCCAGAAAATCATGCACCTGCCGCAAATATTTCTCCTCCACATCAATTGATTGGGAAAGTTGAAATTTATTGCCCCATATGTCGAAAACTCAATAAAGTTGACATGAAACAACCTAAAATTACTGGATTAGAAAGTCAATGTACTGTCTGTTGGATTAATCCATGTCAAATATTCTTACCACTATGTGGACATGTTTGTCTCTGTGAAGAGTGTTTTTTTAAGATGGTCGAGTGATCATTTCATGAGACATATAAATGAAGAGAAATTCATGGTTTCACTAATTTGATAAATATACTATATAGTTAAAATAACAAATGAATGACCAATTTGGGTGCATTGGTGAGAATTTTATAAACAATTTGATGACATACATAACACCACAAAATTCATACCTAATTTACAATTTGATTGATACCATCCGAAACACTTACACTAATAATCCATATAAAGCAAATAATCCGATCATTGTTAAGTATCATCAAATGTGGTCAGAACAGTGTACCATTAATTTTCCTTTATTGTACATGTCAAGTTTAAATTTATATCTCTATGCAAAAAAACATAAATGTGATACATTTTTATTCGCAACCAGAGATTGTTGTCATTGGATCAAAATATTCCAAAAACTATTTCCTAAGACTAATTGTCACTACTTCAATTGTTCCCGAATTATGTGCAAAACAGCAGTTAACCAAGTACGTCCACATTATAAACAATATATTGAATCTTTAATTAAGGGACACGTAGATAAGACAATATATGTGGATATTCATGGCACTGGATGTAATGTTTTATCATATTTTCAGAAGGAATTTAATAGACTACCACGGTGTTACATAATCTCAAGTGGTGTCAATAATTATACTCAATTACCTCTTATCTGTCATTATCCCTATGAACATCAGAAATTAGTCATTCCTTTATTCTCAGTCTCAGGCACACCCATCGAAATGTTGAATTATGACATCATTGGTACGTTATGTGATTACACAGTTGCTGGACCAATTCGTAATTGTGTTGAATATAACATCAAACATCTTGAACCATACCACAAATGTATGAAAATAATGATCGACATGATTGTTCCAATTAGACATAAAAAAGATATTAGACACATTGATGTGAATTGGTCAAATATTTATTCACCAATTCTCAATGGATCGATCATACTCAGACAATTTATCAATCACCAGACTAACCATACACGTATGACAATTAAAAAATAATCTTCTACAATCGAGAATATCTCGAATAACTTACCTGTCGAAAAAATTGAATTTTCATTGTTCTATGAATAATTCAGTAAATATAAATCAAATGAGCAAACCCAAAATCAAACTAGGTGTAGTGAAGCAAGAACAATCAATTACAGAACCAATCAAACCCGAAGGGGATCAAGATTTTTATTCATTGAGTAAACTCAATGAATATATTAAGGAAATTGTCGAAAATAATGTTTTTTTCATGTTTACTGAACTACTACAAAAAATTGGACAAGATTATGGTGACAAAGGTATATCTTTTGAAGAACTAAAAGAAAGATATTTGTCATATTTTAAAAAAAACCTCAAGAATTCAAATTTATACTGTGATGTTTTATCATTGAATCTGGCTAATCTAGATATTAGTCAACTTAGTGACTCACAAAAATCAAAACCTGTCATACCTCATATGGAGACCAATCCTTCACCAGATCTCTCAAGAGATGCTGAAGTTGTTGAGAAAGATATCAATGAAATTGTTATAAATGAGTCCAAATGTTACGCACGTACTGCGACAAATACACAATGTAGTAGGAAAAAACAAAAAGATTCTGATTTTTGCGGAAGTCATTCGCATAGTCAACCATATGGTCGTATTGATCAACCATCCACAATAGATAATCGCCCGAAAAAGAGAGGCAGACCTCCGCTTACTCAACAAACCGTAAAGAAAAATGATATAACTGAGAGTAATCTTCTTCAAATAGAAGCTATAATTGAGAATATCGGTGGTATTGACTACATTGTTGACAATACGACCAACAAAATTTATAAGATGATCAATGGTTCATCAATTGAAGAAGATGAAATTAATATTGACAATCTGAAATTAGTTGGGCAAAAATTACCTAACAAACAAGTGGTATGGTATACTGACACAGACCGAATGTTTATCAATAAATAATTACCAAGCCACCTCTGTTTTGGCTTTAGACGTCCTCGATCCGAATAAAGGACCAATTCCGGAAAATTTGAATTCAATCACGACGTGTTTTTATTGATAAAACATCCACATGTCTGTACGTGTCGTTAAAATTAGAACTAATCCAACAAATCTTCATGTAAACACGAAGGAAACAAGAAAAGTCCTAATTAAAATTAGAACTAATCCAACGGATCTTCATGTAAACACGAAGGAACCAAGAAAAATCCTAATTAATATTAGATCCAATATTATTCCTGTTGAACAAAAAAAGAAAGTATTTATCAATTTAACACCCAAATCTTCTACATCAGAGAAGAAAACAGATAAGAAAATCAAATTTCATATCACACAAAAAGTTGCAAATAATGATTATGAAGTAGCGATTGCAGAACAAAAACCAAAATTTATCGCACATGAACCAGTCATTTTGCCATCTCAACTACATTTGGAACCTTTTTTTTACCAAAATTATTGTTATCTGATAGATCAATCATCAAAGTACATATTTTTACCAGATGATATACAGAAGCGTAATATTGTTGCAGTGGGCAGATTAGTTGAACAACCAATTGATCCTAAGAAAATCACAAAAACCTCATATCCTGTGGCCAATCGAAAAATAGATTGGTATTTAAGATTCGAGCTCGATACCCCGATTCCTAGAGTTTAGACTGGCTAATAATCTTCTTGGTCAGCATAAGATTACTATATTGGTAACGATCAACTTCTGATCTTTGTAATTTGTTACTGATTATATAATTGTATGCTTCATTGATATGTTGATCAGATAGTTCAGACACTGGTATCTGGTAGAGGTTTTTATTCTTATCTGACAAAATAACATATTCATCAAGAGTATATAAATACATTACTTTGATCTGTCCCAATAATTTTTCAGCACAAACTTTATCAATTGTGTAATTTGTCGGAGGAAACATTGTGCTATCATATAGCTGATAGCACAGGAGACACTTGAATTTCATTTTACTCGAAACCAAGGGCAAAATGGTCTGTTTGTGATACAATATATTGATCGATTTCGCTGCACGTGTCATTGATGTGTACAATGATTTGGCTCGGACAATTTCATTGACTTTTTGACATCCCAATATGTTAGAAATATTTACAAATGTATTCTGGTATGTTGAACCTTGTGACTTATGTGAAGTTATTGCATAACCATAAGTAATATTGGCAAATGGCCATAAATAAGTACGATAATAATAATTGTGCCAAATTTTCTGAAAAATATAATCAATCAACAACTTCATTGTTCGATTATTTTTATATAACATATTCAATGTCTGATAATGTGTTTTAATGAGTGTCTTAATTTTGTCACAATTAGCGAGGTAGTCGTTCATACTTTGATCTGAGATTACCGTAATGAATACATCTTCTGATGATACATCATTTGGGTCTAGTTTTGATTTTCCGTCAATAGATAAGTAGTTGATAGCATATGTATGATTTAATTTGTTAATCAGTGTAGTTATTTTGTTGAGTTGTGTATCGATGACTTGATTATTAGTAATAATTTGGTTATTTTGCGCATCTATAATCCATTTGGATAAAATATTAGATAATTCGGCAGCAATATATTCATATTGCTGATGTGACACCTTCCGTTGTATCCATGTTGGTATTTGTAACAGCAAATAATCAATCGAACCGAAGATCCAAGAGTAGCTAAATGGAGTAATTATTTGGGTTGTTTGCATAACATTTTCTACAATAATTGGTTCCGACGTGAAATATTTGACGAAGTAAGCCGATTTTGTTGATGTTCCCGGTGTTATTCTCTGGCGTTTGAGGCAATAATATCCCTTGAAGACGAGTAACTCACCCTTAACGAATTGGTCTGATGGATGGTTAAAAATCAAATTACGACACTCCCGATTGAGCGTTTCACACTCAGCATTTGTATACACAAGAATAATCGGGGCAATATTATTCTTATTGGTTTGTTGGTCATCTAAATTTCTTTGAAACACCGTTTTATAATCAGTGAGCCACTGTTCGCGATTGGCAGAATACTTGATTTGTTGACACCCGAATTTTTTGAGATCTACTATGGCTAAATCATGTTCAATTATCCGCTCAAGTGAAAATGGTATCAGTTGTCTGACATTTTGCGAGAGTTCAGTTAGACGGTCTTGACTTCTCATGATTTGTGTTAAAATCATTTTACGAATGGCGTATTGTTGCTGGATTTTGGTATCAAAAATAATTGATGAATCATCCTTAACTGGGGGTAATTGGCCAATGTCACCCATAAAAATAATAGTGGGTACATGACATCCCATAAACTCATCTTTTTTCATTTTCTTTACTGAAGAAAAGATATTTTCTAACTGATTTTTCTCAATCATCGATACCTCATCAATGACAATAATGTCATATTTAAATTGAAAATCAGACGCTTCAGTATATTCAAATAGTGTTTCACCAATGGAATTAATTGACGTTTTACTATTGGTCAATTTAAAGACAGTTTCGAATATCCGATCTGTTTCACCATCATCATCCATATCAGAATCTTCATGCAAATGATTATTGTCATCATCATTATCATTCAGTTTATCCATCATGACTTGAATTGCCTTATTTGTCGGGGCTGAAAAACAAATTTTGAAGCTATTGAACTCTGGATATTTAAATAAATGCATAATAGTGCTTGTTTTACCCGTACCTGCTTGACCCTCTAATAGAAACAAATATTGAATAAATTCGGACTGGCTTGTGATTAATAGTTGTTGATATAACTCCATAATGACTACGGATTGTTCTTGATTTGGAACAAATGTCGTTTCAGTCTCAGTTAATCGAAACTGATATCCATCAGTATTAATTGCACACTTAATGCATCTGAATGGGATCATCGGTAGATCGATATCAGTTTGAGATGAGTGAAGTGTTGACACGAATGCCGAGCGTAATTTACTGTTATTGAAATTATATGTTGTGTAACAATATGGGCATGTCAATATTTCTTGATCAATATCATATTGAAACAACAACTTCTGTTGACAATTAATATTCATTGTTAATAATGTTATTATATTTAAAACAAACAGCACAAATCAATTTTTAAAATCGGACAAATTAATTTTGATCTCAAACAACAAAGGTACAATCATATATTGATTATCAATTAATCTTGAGGATTTTGTAGAAGAGGGACATAGCTGGACCAATCTTTAGAGCCAGTTTTTGGGTTTTTCACCTGTCGTTTGAGGGCTTTATTGATTTGTGTGCGTACGTCATCTTCATCAACTATTGTTTGGCTACTTAGTTTGATCAAAGTTGGGGCAAATCGATATTGTGTTCTAGGACCTCTATCAATGATCCATGTTATTGAGCGATCCCCTTTATCTCAAGAATACGTCCATATAATGTATTGCCCAGCACTTCATATTTGACATAATCACCCACATGGAATGTATCAGATGTTTTCTTCAACAATTTCGGATCAATTGTCACAACAATAAACTCAGCATATTGTCGGATCATTAAACTTAAATCTTTATCGCTTAGTTGTGTAAAGTATTCATATAATTCCCGATCTGTAAAATCTGGGTTTGACACACGGAGATGAATATATAATAAACACCATGCAGCACAGAAACCTTTTGCTTTTTTCTAATTGTTTTTCCCCACACTTTTCGAGTTTTCATTGCCTCTTCAATAAGGGTCCAACTTTCACGTGCTTGTGGACCAAGTTTGAAACAATATGATGGTGGTGGTCGATAAATCCACTCACTGATCGTAGTTTTCACTTTTTGAAGCCACCCCCAGAATAGTCTTATCAAGTTTGCCAACATTATATAAGGTTACACCAGGCCCGTGAGGTTCGAAACGAGTTAAGAATTTTTTTTCATATCAAAATAAATGCGTTAGCATGTGGTCCTTCTTTTGATTGTATTGTGAGAATTCCGACAACAAATCGAACATTTTCTTTTGAAGCACATTAAAAATAGCTGGAATGACCCACGATTTAACTATCATTTGCCCCCTAGAATCTGAATAATAGAGGCTATTATCGTCAGATTTATCCTTCCATATACACATAATTCCGTTGGGTAATTTTCCTGAAGCCATAATAACCATCCCCATTCCATCACATAAGTACCACGAAAGTCGTAGTATTTATCCATTTTTGAAAAAAACACGATAATGTATCAAGTTGTTTAATCGATGGAGGGTCTAATGATGTTTTCTTTTTAAATTTTTAAAAACTGTGAAATGTCGTGGGGTCTTCTGTTTCATCATGTTTCCTATGCGGTGTGGGAGCTTTTTCTGATCGAGATGTTCTTCTACGTACAGTTATTTGCTCAATAATTTCAGTTTCACCACTCTGGATATCACCAACAATTTCAAGTTCACGCTCCTGTTTCTTTTTAGGTTTTCTCTTCAGTGGTACTTTCACTGGCTCATCCTCTGCCTCTTCCTCTTCCTCTGGTACAGCTTTAGGTTTCTTCACTAAAAGTTTTTTCATTGTTAAAGGTGCTTTACCTTTAACAGGACTTTTTCTTCCTCTTCCTCTTCCTCTTCCTCTTCCTCTTCCTCTTCCTCTTCCTCTTCCTCTTCCTCTTCCTCTTCCTCTTCCTCTTCCTCTTCCTCTTCCTCTTCCTCTTCCTCTTCCTCTTCCTCTTCCTCTTCCTCTTCCTCTTCCTCTTCCTCTTCCTCTTCCTCTTCCTCTTCCTCTTCCTCTGGTACAGCTTTAGGTTTCTTCACTAAAAGTTTTTTCATTGTTAAAGGTGCTTTACCTTTAACAGGACTTTTTTCTTCCTCTTCCTCTTCCTCTTCCTCTTCCTCTTCCTCTTCCTCTTCCTCTTCCTCTTCCTCTTCCTCTTCCTCTGGTACAGCTTTAGGTTTCTTCACTAAAGGTTTTTTCATCATTACATGTGTTTTACCTTTAACAGGAGTTTTTTCCTCTTCCTCTGGTAAAGCTTTAGGTTTCTTCGCTAAAGGTTTTTTCATCATTACATGTGTTTTACCTTTAACAGGAGTTTTTTCCTCTTCCTCTGGTAAAGCTTTAGGTTTCTTCGCTAAAGGTTTTTTCATCGTTACATGTGCTTTACCTTTAATAGGATTTTTTTCTTCTTCTTCCTCTTCATCCTCAACGAATCGACCCTTTTTCTTTTTTATTTTGGAGACAATGTTTTCCAATTGCATACAGATCATATTTTTGGTCATTTTGCTGGCTTTATTTTCTGTAGTCCCCAAGTGTTTGACTGCTAATTTAATCAATTCGTCTTTTAAATAAGCATCTGGATATTTTCTAGACGGAATAGGGCCGCAAGGCCTTCCATCTACATAGGTAATATTCGATTGTGTTTGTGGTTTTTCTACTAGTTTTTTTCTGGCATGTTTTTGTGATAATTTTAGACATAATACATCCTTCGTCATCTTGTCTGCTTGATTTCTAGTCAAACCTAGTCGCTCCATACCCAACTCAATCAATTCAGTCTTTGAGAATGCATCAGGGTTTTTCCGAGAAGGCAGAGGTCCACAGGTTCTTCCATCAACAATAACTGTCTGTTTTGACATTATATATATATATATATATATATATTCCACAAAGTATATTCCAAAATATGGATAATTCACACAAAATTTGATTTAATCTGAATACTTATATTATTGAGGTATTATCCAAACTATGACTTCAATTGGCGGATGTATTGTCACATCGGAAATCAATGACATTCCGGAATGTTTGTACCATCGTTTACCAGAAATAGAGGATGGTACAATTAATCTATTACAATTTAGTGTTAACCCTGCGATGATTTCTTCATCATTGAAAAAAATGACTGCACTAACTGTAAGATCAATTAAGGAAATGATTACATCAAAAAATCTATCTCTGATCCTGCATGGTAAATATGTGTACAATTTTTGCCGTAAAGATGTCGCAAGCCATATTGACGCCCTGATTCATGAGGTGGGATGGGCCTCACAATTGGGTTGTAATGTTGTCATCCATCAGGGGAAAAATATCTCAAGTGCAAAAATGACCAAATTAGAGGCAATTAACAATTATGTTCATAATGTGTCAGAAGTTATTGATCAAACAGTTAATTCTGATGTTATGTTACTACTAGAAAATTCTGCATGTCAAGGTACAGAACTCGGTTCATCGTTGGATGAATTAGCTTATATCTATAATCAGTTTAACGATGAAGCTAAGGAACGAATTGGTTTTTGTATAGATACCTGTCATATTTTCGTTGCAGGTGAATTGGATGTGAGAGTTAAGGCTGAAGTGGCTAATTTTTTCACTAAATTTGACCAATTAATTGGTATTGATAAACTTAAAGTGATACACTTCAACGATAGTGGTGCACCTTTTGGTGCCAAAAGGGATATACATGGTGATATTATGGGTGGTTATATATCCAATCGTCTATTGGGTGGATCAATCGAAGGATTAAAATATATCGCTCAATTCGCTGCACAACACAAGGTACCACTCGTTTTTGAAACTCCATGTGTTCTCGCAGAGCTGGTGGAAGAACAGTATGTGTTTCAATATCAAATTGTTAAACATTGGATAGACAAATTACCATTGAGTGAAAAAGATGAGATAGTCGCTCGATTAATTGAAAAACACACTGTCGATTATTATTATCAGTCTAAATCAAAGAAAAATATAAATGAGTTCAAATAAAACATAATTTTTCAAATATAAAACTATAATTCGGATGATTACAATTATTACAACCATTTGTGTTGTTTGTGGCGTGTTACTTGTTTTGATTAATCTAGTTAAATCAAAAATTTTCTATCACCCCCACAAAGGAACATAATTTAAAACCGTCACAGATCATATCAGATGCTGAATGTTGTGATTTAAAAATCAAACATAATCAAGTGAAGATCCATGCATGGATATTTAAACAGAAGCAGATGGCACCAACAATTTTGATATCTCATGGAAATGGTGGTAATGTGTGCTGTCGTGACCAATTAATCAGAAAACTCTATAATTTAGGATCAAATGTCTGCATTTATGACTATCATGTACGGATACACCGGTTATCCAAGCGAAAAAATTTTATGCAGATGGTGAGGTCGTCGTTAAATATTTAGTGGAAACTTTACACATTCCTGCAAAAGATATCATCTTTTTTGGTGAATCAATTGGTTGTGCTGTTGCAGCATATTTAGCCCAAAATATCAATCAAGAAAATGATTCTTCTTACTGGTTTCGCATCAGTTAAAGATATGTTTTATTATATGACATCCGGTTATTTATCATTTTGAGGATCTTTGGTTTTTGATAAATGAATTCCCAACACGCAAATATTTATCACAATACAAAGGGTACACATTATTATTACACAGCAAAGATGATGAAATTGTTCCATATCAACAAGCACTGATCAATTCTAAGTTACCAACATTGTCATTTATTGAATATCGATGGATCACACAATCGCCCATTTTTCTGAAAATACTCAAGAAACTACGTGAATTCATATTGGATTAACCCGAGAAGGATATTAATAGTAATAATTATTTGTGATAAATTGTTACTGTTTATAAACAATTGATGTATGTAAATGAATTTAATATATATATCGACCAGAGTCACACAATTTTTTGAATGTTCCGCCACCAATTTTAATTTCCCGCCCAGTTTCTGGATTAATCACAGTATCAGGTAATCGGCCCTGGTTGAAAGGTATTTTAGTCAATTCTTCTCTTTGGGGCTTCTGCAGAACTTGTCTCCTCTCAAATGGCAGGGACTTCTGCAGCCCTTGTATCTTTTCAACTGGCAGGGACTTCTGCAGCCCTTGTATCCTTTCAACTGGCAGGGGCTTCTGCAAACCTTGTATCCTTTCAACTGGCAGGGGCTTCTGCAAACCTTGTATCCTTTCAACTGGCAGGGGCTTCTGCAAACCTTGTCTCCTTTGTGAGACATGTATCAATGGTTCAATAAGCGGACCTCTTTTTACTTCTTTTTTCTGTCGAGCATGTTTTTCAGCCAATTGCTTCTTTTGTCTTTCCATCAATTGTCTTTTTACCAATGGTAAATACTTATCTAACATAACCGAAAATATCGAACTATCTCTCTCTTCGGTGAATAACTCAACAATATCCTGGTATGTCAAAGTAATTTCTTCTTTTTGTTGTTGGTTGATAGAAACAGTCGCATTGAAGACATAATCTTCTATTTTTGTCTCAGGTTTTACTGATTGGCCACTGATTTCTATATAATTTTGACCAATACCCGTACCATATATGAAACTATACATATCACCATTGACACATAGATTTCTTTGTTCCTTATAATTCAATGAATAATCACCATTTTTGCCCTGATGTACATATTCATCGATATCTACTGATATACACCCTTGTGGCATTTGATCTTTATATAGATATGGATATAAATTATAATAATAATAATAATAATAATTTATAATTTCACAAATTATAATTTCCGTGTCTAGTTTGACAAAATTAGATTACAGTGTGACAATGATTGGAATATGATCATAATGAAAGAAGATCGATAACGCAATTTTTTCCGTACCGTTTATGGGTCGATAGAGATTATCGACATACCGCAATGTTTGTTTAATAGTTGTGGTTTCCAATCCCATAACACTCGGTTTATTGATATTAAGTGGACTTGGATCATTAATCTCGAACACTTTAATTACATCAATGGGCTCAACAGGCTTTTTGTGTATAAAATCTGAAAATAATTCTCGTAATGTAGATGGTGTTAATTGTAATATTTTTTTCTGCAACTCAGTCGGATTAGATGCTAAATTCCTATCAAAGTATTTTGCACCCATTGTTTTCCTGATTTTTGAAAGAATGTAGTCGATATTATATTGAATTAGATGATGAATTGGTAATATAAATGTTTGTCTTTTTCCTTGTTTAAACGGATAATATCTAGCTCTATCTAGACTATAATTTGCCTTTGTATGAATAAAAAAGTCTTCCATATCAGTCATTGTTGCATCAATTTCCATTGTGTTATATTATATATATATATAATATATAATTTATGTGATAATATTCCTGAAATTACTCGGTAACTCTGGGATGGTCACATGGTAACATTCTTCAATCGCTTGAAGTTGTGTAATTTCATTCCGATGACCGATGAGGTTAATGGCAAAACCTTTTTTGCCATATCTTCCAGTTCGGCCCACCCTGTGAATATATTGGGATTTATCCATAGGCATATCATAATTGACAACAAGGCTGACACTCGGCACATCAATACCACGCGCTGTTATGTCAGTTGACAAGAGAATTCGAATCTTACCATTACGGAATTCACTCATAATTTCATCTCTGTCAACTTGTTCCATTCCTCCATGGATGGATTTAATTGTAAAATCTCTATCTTTAAACATAGATTCTAATTGTTCACATTTTCTCTTAGAATTGACAAAAATAATACTTTGTGCAATGACTAGTGACTTGTACAGATCAATAATAGTATCAAATTTCCAATCATCGCGCTCACATTTGATATGGTATTGTAAAATACCATCAAGAGAAATCTCTTCATCTTTAACAGAAATAATCTTCGGATTCCTCATAAAGTTCCTCGAAATCTCAAGAACAGCTTCATTCATAGTAGCACTAGAGAGAACAACTTTAGTAGTGTCATTTGTATACCCAAAAATATCTTTTATTGTCGGAATAAAATCAACCTCCAATGTTTTATCAAATTCATCAACGACTAGTAATTTGATGTCAATTTTCTGATGTTGGATCATACGTCTCTCTAATACTGTACAAATTTTGCCAGGTGTTCCGATCAAGACAGTTGCTCTATCCTCATACTGAAGTCTGCCCTCAACCCGTGTCTTTCCCACACATTTGACGAAATTTATTTTCATATAATCACCAATTGATTGGATCACTCTGTGAACTTGATCAGCTAGCTCACGTGTATTCAGGATAATCACTCCTTGAATCGTGGGAGTATTTTCATCAATTTTCTGCAACATAGCAACAGCAAATGTTCCGGTTTTACCGAGACCTGATTGTGCTTGCATAATCACATCGCGATCCTGCAAAATCAGTGGAATACCTTGTTGTTGAATGAATGATGGGCGCTCCCATCCATATGCAAATACACCACGTAACAATGAATCCTTCAAATGCATCTCTTCAAAACTTGAAATTTCATAATTTTCAGACATTATATTATTTAATAACAATTAGTTTAATATATGTTATTTCACCAACAATTGGATAATCAATTTTTTCTCAAAATCATTCAGCACGTTAGCCGAATAATAATATGGTAAGATACGAGAATCTTATGTAATGTCAGATAAATTGTTAGTGAAATAATTTATGTAAAAATATTTGTATTCTTGATTGTATAACCTTTATTAATGGAAAACCTCTTTCAATTAAAGAAACCAGCTATTAACCTGGATGGTAAAAAACCCACACAACCACAACAACTTACTACAAAAATTAAGACTATGAATCCTGATAATCTTGACCGTGATTTTTATTGTAAGGCATACAAGGATGTTAAACCACGATTCTGTGACCCATACATTCATTATTACAATACTGGTATAAAAGAGGATCGCCTGCCAAATGCCAATAAATTCGAACAATTATATCCTGAATTTGATGCTGTAGTATACGCTACAAATAATGGTGATTTAACCAATTTTACGCCAGAAGAATTAATGAGTCATTTTCATCATCATGGGAAAAATGAAGGTAGGCTTTACACAAGAACTGCGACTGTTCCTAAAATTATTCTTAAACCAAAGGATCCTCAACATAAAAAACACAAACAACCAATAATACAAAAACAAAGTCAGAGTCAAAGTCAACCTATCATATCAACACCGCCTATTGATGATCCCATACAACCAATAGAGAAATATATTGACACTAATAATTTCAAAAAAATAGATTTGTATAAAGATCATATCGAAGATATCTATTTACCACAAATATTGCACAATGTCGTGACTAACAGAGATTCCATGAAACCTGTATATTTGATCCTCAGTGAATGGGGATATCCTCCATTCGGCGGTGGGGAATGGTGGCTGATCGACACGGCAAAATGGATGAATGATTGTGGATTTGCATGTTACTATATTTATTTTAGTGATCCGAGCAAAAATAGTGATTTTGACCAGTATGAAGTTAACGACGCAGAATTCTGTACATATATCAAATTCTTGCGTGATAATGTTAGATTATTAAAATTCATGAGTTTATTGAATCCTTCAGTGATTTCACATCAAGGTTTACGTCGGATGGAATACCTAAAAATCGCTAACTTGTTCGAAAAACCATTCATTACTGGTTTCTGTTTCTGGCAAGATATTATCAAAATGCCTCCTTCAAGTAAAGACATTTTCAATCAAAATATGTTGAATAAGACATTCACCCCAGACGAAAATTTCGGGTTAATTCACAAAAACGCAGCTGCTTGTTATGTTGCGAGCCCATTTATGGCTGAAATTGTCAAAAAAGTCCATAATATTGATGCATATGTTATCAATACTATATCTGATGAATCCCAATATAAATTCATCAAACCTGAAAATGATGTCTATGTTACAGTAGTCAATATTTGTGGTCTAAAGGGTGGTAATATACTTGAAGCGGTAATTAATAACACAGCTCTTGACATCCCATTTTTGCTAATTGATTCGCAAGAGTCAGAATGTGAAGTCAATAAACAACTCAAAAAATTACTTATTGAGAGAAATTCTGTTGAAAACCCACATAAATCTGTGTATATAAAGGGATCCGTTGCTGACATGAAACACATCTATAGGCAAACACGCATCTTATTGATACCGTCGCTGGTCGATGAATCTTTTTGTCGAGTCGCATATGAGGGAATGATGAATTCTCTTCCTATACTCTCAACAACAAATGGAAATTTAAAACATGTATTAAGTGGATACGCTGATTTTCTCAGTACCAATCCTACTGACTGGTACACTAAAATAAACCAAATTTATGCTGATGATGGGTATTTAAAATCAATGAGAAATCGCTCCAAAACTATCGATCCGTCAATAGATCAGAACAAATTTATTAATCTGGTTTACCGGTCTATTATGAGTGAACAACCAAATTATTCAATAGTTAATCGTGTGGGTATATTATGTCCTTGGGCCGACCAAGGGTTAGGTATACAATGTCGTGAATATTATGACATCCTGCAGAAATGTGGATATATTGTGAGTATATATTCATTTAAACCATATCACTCAACGCAAAAAAATCAACGTTTACAAGCAGATCCAAGTGAATGGAATTATGAAAACATATATTATAGTAGCAATGTACGTGAAGAAATAGATGCAGAAGATTTCATTAATTATCTGCACAGATACAAAGTTAACAAAATGATTATTGTCGAGACATGTTATCCGAAAGTCTTTGAATTGGCCAAAATCTGCAACATGTTGTCAATTCAAGTCGCAGCGATACCCAATTTAGAAACACTTCGATATAGCGAAATTCATAAACATGATGTCTTTGATAAAATTATTTGTAATAACCAAATGACTTATGACATTTTGTCTAAATATTATCCATATAAAGCTACACTGATGGGTTTCAGAATACTGAATAAAAATTTTGGGATTGACAAAAAATGGTCCAAATTTAGTACGATGTTTTGTTCAGGAGGACTGAATTCTTTATCCAGAAAAAACATAGATAAAATCATTTATGCATTTAAGGAATTAGAAAATGAAAATAAGATAGGTAATTTTAAATTGTATGTGTACATTCAAGGCGTTGAAATACCACAACATATTGACCGATTTAAATCCAATAACATCATCTTTTCCGTAACTCAAAAATCATACAAAGAAATTGTGGATCTTTATAAGAAACATGACATTTTTATTCATATGGGTGATCATGAGGGATTAGGATTGGGATTTTATGAATCAATTGCATGTGGTACACCTGTTTTTACAATTGATACTCAACCGAATAATGAAATAATCCATGATAGTGTTAATGGATGGTTGGTTAGATGCAATTATGCTCCACTCAATGATAACAAAGAAGGTATTATTCGTAAAGCAGCTATTTCGGTTCCAGATATCAAGGCTAAATTATATGAGATAATTACGACTTATAATCGTGAAGGTATGATGCAATCAACTATCATGGATTACGTCAATCGATATCCAATTAGTGTATATTCTGAACAAATCAAGAAAATGTTTTCTTGACAAACAAATTTCTTGACAAACAAATTTCTTGGCAAACAAATTTCTTGGCAAACAAATTTCTTGGCAAACAAATTTCTTGACAAACAAATTTCTTGGCAAACAAATTTCTTGGCAAACAAATTTCTTGGCAAACAAATTTCTTGGCAAACAAATTTCTTGGCAAACAAATTTCTTGGCAAACAAATTTCTTGGCAAACAAATTTCTTGGCAAACAAATTTCTTGGCAAACAAATTTCTTGGCAAACAAATTTCTTGGCAAACAAATTTCTTGGCAAACAAATTTCTTGGCAAATAAATTTCATGCTATAATTATATAGATAATATGTCACAAGTTGGGGGTATGTTACAAGCCATCTCGATGCCGTTAGTTTCGCTCGTTGGTGCAGTAAAAAATGGTGACGAAAAAAAGGAACAAACAGGTGGTGGTAGTCTTTTTTCTTTTGATGGTTTACTTTCTTTATTGACAACATTGGCATTTATGATGTTAGCGGGTTATTTATGTTGGAAATGTAATGAGAAAACAGAAATTTTCTTGAAAGTTATTTATGTCATACTTGCAGTAGTCTTCAATTGGCTCTATCTAATTTATTATTTCATCTGGAGATATTTACTGAAACACACGTGTGAAACAGTTAAGCAAATATAAACTAAATAGTTAATATTATATTAAGATTTCATTCGAAACATATCCATAATGATTCAAATGAATAATTTGTATGAAACCAAATGCAAACATATCGTATCTGATTCTGACAGAAGAGTGTTTACTAAAAAGTTAGAGATAAAATAGGTTGGACTGAGTCTGAAGATAAAGTTCGTCAAGTAATAGACCATCTTCGGCAACAAATTTTACGGCAATCTGGGTATGATGTTGATGCGTGGGAAACCAAACCTTTTATTGTGGTACAGAAACAAATAGCTGACACACAATTATATAAACTGCTCAAGTTAATGCCTAAGGGATCCATCTTACATATTCATTCAGACTCAATGGGTGACTACTCATTTTTACTCAAATTAGCCACAACATATCGAACTCCCGATCATCAAAAACAATTTTATGTCAATCAAGATACAACTGGGGACCCACATGAGTATTTCAAACTCATTGAGATCAATGAACCACCTCTCGAAAGTTATATACCATTGTCCGAAGTCTTGATAAATCAAGATTTATGGACAACAAGTTTGGGTAATATAACTTTAACCGTCGATAAGCTACAGAAAGGTATTGATATGTGGACATTTTGGACCCATATTTGTTCGAGTGGCCACATTACTTTCAATTGATACAATTGCATATCAATACTATAAAAGTGCATTTAAATACTTATTAGATGAAGATCACATATGTCATGTTGAACTTAGAACACCATAGTATGTGGAAAATCAATCAGTTTCTGGAACCAAAGAAAATACAATTCTTCTTGCATTACATGATGCCAACCAAGATAGAGAAAATCTGTCTATGAGAGCAATTTTCATCGATTCCCGACACATTGCCAATTATGACACAATTCGAAATAATATTAAGTATGTTGCACATACAATGGCACGAAATGATGACACATCTAAATATTTAGTGGGATATGATCTAGTAAGTGAAGAGGATACTGACCAAACAACCCATTCATTATTATCGATAATTGATGACTGTATAATAACTCAGGGAAACCATATTTATCCAACATTCTATTTTCACGATGGGGAAACAACACTTTCACCTGGTCATGGATCAGACCCAGATGAAATACCATTGCGATCTGGTACAAATGATAATCTTGTTGATGCATATCTTATCAATACAATCAAACATGAACACTTGCTAGTCAATAAAGGTAGAATCGGACACGCAATTGGTTTGTATAAAGATTACGGTTTAATGGAACGATTCCATAGTGCAGAGCTACCCATTGAAATATGTCCAATTAGTAATCAATTATTACAATATGTACCAAATCTTCGCACCCATCTGGGTCAATTATACTTATCATGTGGAATCCCTTGTTCACTGGGTCCAGATGATCCAGCAATTTTTGGATATCAAGGAGTAACTTATGATTTCTGGGAAGCATGTGTGGCATGGAATCTTGGTTTAAAATTTTGAAAGTTTTAGCATATAATTCAATCAAATACTCATCACTTAACAATGACGACAAAGAACACAAAATTGACACATGGGTGAAGAATTGGTATATATTCATTGACCAAATAATGAATCAATTTAGTCTTTAGAAGCGCCCCATTATGCGTTCAAGTCACGAATCAATAATTATATAATAATTATACAATTATTATATAAGAGGGTGTCCAGAAATACAACATTGGTAAAAAAATTCAAAAATGATTTACTATTTTTCCAGTAAATCATTTTTGAGTCATATCTATCAATGTAGTATCTGATTATTTTAAAAATAAATATTTTATTATGATCCATAGGTATTTTTATATTTTCTATAAACTTGAAACACACAGAGTGACACCACATGAGATAATCTGTGGATGTTTACT